ATCGCCATGCGGTTTGCGTTGGCCTGCTGACGCAACTGATCTTGAAAGTTTTTCGCCGCATCGTTAAGCGTTTGCTGTCCCTGAATCATTGAGCTTTGCTGCTGGTTTACCTGAAGCGGGTAAGTCAGGTTTGCATTGGCCTCATTCGCCCGTTGCGCTCGCACCAGCGAGGCTATCTGATCGTTGCCTCGATCCGTGAGCAGGGTAGCCTCCCGCATGATAGGGGTGTCGGTCAGTCTCAGCCCGCGAGCGTTGGCAACCTCATCTGAAATCAGCCCTATCCCGCGCCTGATCTGGGTGTTGATGTCGCCCGTGCCGGCCTCGATAGCGGCATCTGCGACGGCGCGCGTTCTTGCAAGTTGTTCAGGGGTGGCCGCTCCATTGGTATTGATGATGTCCATCTGCTTTTGAAGCAGTTGGTCTTGAATCGGGCCAAGGCGTTGAGAGCGCTCAAACTCAGCGCGCGCCAATTCGGCCTGCTGTTCAGGAGTTACCGCCGCATTCAACGCCCTCGACGTAGCCTGCTGTTGGGCAAGATCGTATTGCGAGGCTTCAAGCAACTGCTTCTGAAGCGGCTGCAACTGGTCGATTGAGGCAAGCTGGCGCCTGGCGAGTTCGGTATTGATCTTGATTAACTCCAGTTCCTCCTGCGAAGGCCCCGGAGTTCCGCTGGTCTGCGTGGTCGTGCTGCTGCCGCCAAGGCCGTTCCCCGCAACCCCTGCAACGCCGGCCGCAACAGCCCCGATCCCGAGAACCTTCGCCAGATTGGCGAGGGAGAACATATCCGTGGTGGGCTGCTGATTGTAGATGTTAACGGTTGACGAACCGCCTGTTGCTGAAGCGGAACCACCGCTTGCGCCAAACGGAATCCCGGCACCAGTCCCGATGCCGCCGCCACCGGCAGCAGTTGATCCCTGCGTGCCGCCAGAAGCAACGAACTTGGCCAAGGCGTTACCCGTCAAGCCAGCGGCCCGCCCCATTTGTTGAAGACCGAGAGAATTGGCGGCATTCGAGAGATCAAGCGCACCTGGACCTTCGTCTATCGTGCCAAGGCTTTGAATAGTTGGCGTCTGATCCACAGAACCCCAATTCACCGAACCGTCAGGATTCAGGGTGGCGCCGATACTCTGCGCCCATTGCTGGACTTCATCGAGAGCGCCAACGTTAGCCACTTCTCCAGCATTTCCCCACTCGCTGGTCAGATCGTCCCACCAATTTGATTCTGGCATATTTGCATCTCCTGAATTACCAGACGGCAAGCCGCCGGTTGTCCCGCCTGATATTCCTGCCACTCCACCCGCCAGAATGGCAGGTAACGCGCCTTCAATTCCGTTTGATCCGCCGCCAGTTCCCGCCCCGGTAGCCGCCACGGGTTCAACTGGTGAGCCACCAGCCAGCACACCGCCCGCATCAGATACGGTCTGTGTCGGTGCCGCCGCGAGAACTGGCGCGTTTGCCTGCTCTTGGGCAACGCGCTGCGCCTCGGCGGCCACCCGCGCTTCTTCTGCCTGTCTGGCTTGCTGTGCCTGTTGCTCCGCTGCTATTCTTTGCTGCTCTGCAACGCGGGCGGCTTCTGCTTGCCGCGCTTGTTCCTCAGCCGCTTGTTGCTGTCTTATCTGATCTTCCTGTGCCAATCGCGCCTGCTCTACGGCAAGCCGCACCGCCTCGATCTGCGCCTGTTCCTGGGCCACCCTTTGGGCTTGCGCCTGCGCCTGCGCTTGTTGCGCGGCGTATCCGGCGTCCTGCTCCTGTTGCGCCTGCTCTGCGGCCTCTACCTGTATGCGGTCTTGGCTTAATTTAGCCCGCTCGCCATCCATGGTGCCCGGATTGATAACCCCCAGGCCGTAACCGTCAACGCCATCCGGTCCAGTCGCCCGAACTATACCGTCCTCGTCAATTCTGACGTTCGTATAGGGTCCAGCGAAACTTTTGGATTCCACGGCCTCATCAACGGTGTCGAAAACAGATAATCCGGGAACATCAATTACCAACGGACCCAGCCCAGCGGTAGCTGACCAGTAGCTCTCAGGTGTCTGGATAAGCGCCTGCGGCTCCTGCTCGGTCCCGGTATAAGGATTCGTCCAGATGTTTTTTGCCGTGTCCCATACGGCGCCAGTAGCAGCTTTCACGCCCGTATTCATCGCGCTGGATATTGCCGCTTGGATAGGGTCGCCGCCTTGGATGTCGGAGTAGACAGCCGAGGCCCCTGCGCTGCCCAGTGCCCTATCGGTCAGCGGCGAGCCGGTAAGCCCGCTGGTGAGATTGCCTGCCACGTTGTCTATCCCAGCGCTCGTAGCCCCTGCCAGCGCCCCCTGCAACGGGTCTCTGCCTGTCGCGCCAGCCACTATTCCGCTCAACGCACCGCTGCCTGCCATCTGGTTGACGATGGGGTATGGCGTAAGCCCGGTCGCAAGACTGCCGATCCCGCTGGAAAGCCCGCCGAGCGCGCCACCCATCACGGCACCTTCTATGGGATCGCCGCCCTTGATACCAGACTGCACGGCCCCGCCTACCGCCTGCCTGGCGACGGACTGCGCCAGCGGGTCGGTAACAGGTATGCCCAAGTCCTGAAGCGTTTGCAGGATGCCTGAGTTCACACCCAGGCCGGCATCACTCATTGCAGTCCCAATTGCCGCGTCTTCGGCGGCAGAAGCGGCAGCTATGTCAGCAGCCGTTATCCCACCTGTCTCTGCGGCCAGAGCCCCGCCAGCCGCCTCGCCAATGCCGGCAAACGCACCGCCAGCCGTCAGCAGAGCCGGGATCAGTAACGGTCCCAGTTCAAAAATGCTGAAATTATCTCTCGCCGGGTGCGCCCTCTCTACATCAGCCGCCGGAGCGACCCACCCATACTGCGCGTCGAAGACTGGGCTGATCCCGGATTGCTGAAGGTAGTTAAGTTCAATCTGTAGTGCTTTTTCCTGATCCTGATCGTTGTTCGCATAGCTGCCGATCTGACTGTATTGCTGGCCGCCGATGTTGATGTCGTGTACCGGGGCACCGGCCGCCCCGAACAACGACGACTGTGCATACCGCGCCAACAGCATGTCTTCGTCCAACGGGGCGTTGGACTCGTAATCACCCGAGTCGCGAAAACGGCCATCGTCTTCGTTACGATAGTAGCCTTGGCTGGCGGCCCATTCTTCGAATGTCATTGCGTCGTTTCGCCTGAAATGTACTTGATCATCACAGCGCCATCAGCCAATTTTGCGAAGTTCAATTTTTCCAAAACATTAAGCAACTTTGTATTCTCTTGGCTCACAAGACCTGCAATGTAGTGAATCCCGGCGTAATGTATAGTCGCAATCGCAGCCAGCCCGAGTTTTCTCAATGCGATGGCTTTGAGCTTGAACGAAAGCGATGGCTTTACGTACAGGAAGTTCACGTATCCAACCGGCTGAACCGGCATTACCTGAATACATCCGACCACATCATCCTTGACCGTTGCAATCAGCCATGACGGAGACACGTTTGACCAATCACAACCGGGAAGATCGATCCCGTTGTCTCTCAAAACAGCGGCGATCTGAGGACCGACACCGCTTGCTGCAATCCGTATCTGCACCTGATCGCGGTAAAATTCTGCGCGCGTTCTGTGCTTGTGATTTGGCTTCAGGCTTTGTTGGGTATGCATCTAAGTGTTCTCCGTGCTGATTGCTCCGGGCGTAACCAATGCGCTAAACGAATGCACTTCAATATCCTGATTGGCGGCGCCCTGCCTGATGTCAAACTGAATTGAGCGAAACTCGTCACCTTCGTTCAACTCCATGAAACGGTCTATATAACGAGACCCCGCCAAGACGCCAAGCGTTGACGAATCCAGCGTGAACGTGTCCAGCGGCGTCATGGTCGTGCCTTGGCTCACCGTATAGGTCTGCTGCGGGTTGTTATCCCGCGTCCATCCGAATGTGACGTCGAAGTTCCCTTTCGGAACGATACCGATTGACGCTCCGTCCAGTGTTTTCATCAGGAACGAATTGCCGTAATTCATAAACGGAGTCGTAACCCGGAATGACATGGCGGTAGACGCATCTATTGATCTGTCGGTCACGTTCAGACGCCTGACGAACCCATCGTTGCCACCACCCAGAATACGTCGCACTCCGCTGGTATCGACGAACGACCCAAGGCTCCCCATCGCATAGGACGGAATTCTCGACCACCGGATTATGTCTGGAGCGCCTCGATAGTCCATCGCAATGCAGCAGTTGTTGGTGGAACTCGCATCTATGGACATCGTAATTAAAACAAACCCGTTGAAAAAATCAGGAACCGCGCTGATAAATCTCAGCCTGTTTCTGTTCAGGTGATCGTTGATCCACGGATTGATCTGACGAGACAATGATGCCTGAAAGAAATCCCCATAAGACGCAGTTGCCGACAGGCTGTGAACTGATCCGTATTGGCTCACGAATCCAATGTCGTCGCCGAAACGGAAGATCGAGTTGTGCCAGCAGGCCCCGATTCCTGCTGCGAAGTTCTTTCTGGCAAAGCCATCAGAGCCGGTCGGAGCAGACCCCGTAATGCGGTGAATCGACCCCTTGTTCGGGCCTTTGAATACGAACAGTTCATCCTTGTGGCTAACCTGCCCCGTGATCATATCTCCGTCATTTGGGTCGATGTCGATATAACCGGACCCGGCCCCGGTCCAATCTTCGGTGTCCGTATTCGCGCTGTAATACAAGCGCGAAGGCGCTGCCACTGCCCCCGCTGCCCATGCACGATTTTTATGCGTGCACCCGAAGGCAAACTTAGGCGGCGTCCCGGCAAGGTTTTGCGCCGTCGTCTGGTCCCACGATCTTGGAACATCAGAA